GTCTTATTTCATAACCGCTTACGTCTAAATCAGGGGCCGCATTCCATGCTAGTTCAATAGAGAATGGTTTAGTTTCACCTTTAAACCCAACCACATCAGCAGGGGGCGATGTCTTGCCTACAATTGACTGATTTACTGATACATAATCAGACTTAGAGCCAATACCGTTAACAGCTCGCACCCTAAACAACCAACTACCTAATTCTAGGTCATCAACTGAAAAGCTTTCATCAGCTACATAGCTAGAAAATACGCGATAATTGCCGCCATCATGCGACCCCTCCACCTCATAATTAACTACTGTTTCATCACCCAAAACCCAATCTAGCTGCACTCGCGCCTTGACGGATTTAGACGTGTTAGCAATATAAAGGCTCTCGATAGCCGTTAAACCTGTTGGCGCTGCTATTTCATTTGGGTCGGGCAGATTCAAAAGGGGCGGTACGATTATGGGCTTAAGGTCGCCGCCAGTCCACGAATAAATAGCCTCACTGTCTTCACGCAATACTAATTTAATGCCGTTGATGCCGTCTATATCACGGGACAATATTTTAAACACACGACGTTCCCAACCCATTCTAGGGTAGGTAAATGTGACTCTTGCCCCTACTGGATACTGCCAAACAGTAAAATCAAATATAGCTGAGAACGCCAAGCCAAATCGGCTTTCTTCTAATGCAATTTTAGATAACCTGCGGCATTGGTCGGCACTTGAAACTAATTGATAATCTATTGTTTTTTCTAATAATTCCAAGTCATCAGCTAAGGCGGTTGGCGATTCTAGCGAGGGGTATTCAATCTGTTCATAATCGCTATCGGCAGAAATAAATGAACCTTTTATTGTGTTAACTTTATCCTGTTTATTAGAGCCTGCTGTTATCTGAATATATGAACGCAGATTATCAACGCCTAAATCAGCAACGGGGGCTGTGTATTTTTGAATGACTGCGCCCCATACGCCCTGTTCATAGCTAGGCAATACCCCGCCGTTTTGAACCATACGCCCCAGTGCGTCAAGTTTAGAGCCTGACAGGGTTATAGTGCCGTTTAATTCAAGTCTTGGCTCCGTTGTATCAAGCCCCTCTGAATCTTTAGCAGGTACTAAAATATCACAATCATCAGCCGCCGCGCTCCACTGGTCTTTGTCGTAAGAAGTGCCAGCCCCCATTTGATTAATAAGCCAATCAAGCTCACACAAAGCAGCGTTTGCGGTATAACCTAACAAATCGGTTCTAGTGTCGAGTATGTCGTTTTTACCACGGACCACTAGCGAGACATTTGGAACACCTTGATAAACCTCTTTATCGTATGTGAACTGGCAAAACAAATAACTCAGCCCCATGAACTTCATTTCAGCAGGGTCTAAACCTGTAGCTAATGCCGTTAACGGGTCCATAACGCCAAGCCCGTCAATTGACGCCTTGGTTGTCAATTTGCCAAAATACTTTTGATCAGTGCTTAGCTTGTCATCTATCCAAATTTCTTCAACAGCATCGCAGGGATGAGAGGCAAAAACATAAATAACATTCAGATTTACGCCGTTAGTGCCCCCTTTCTCAATGAATGCCACTTGACCACCTACACGCGCCTTTCCATATATCACGCGCCTTGGGGTAGTTGGCCCTCTTGTTGAGATTTTACGGTCTGTGTAATCAGGGTCGGGGGCTATGTAATCAACAATCTTTTGACCAAGATAATCAAACCCCTCATCGAGCTTGCCACCCAACCAGCTACCAAACTTGCCCATAGCTTCAGAGCCGATAGGGCCAGCAATATAGCCGACTACTGAACCAATGCCCTCAAATACACTTCCTAAACTAGCCATTAGCCCTGCGCCCTCTGTAATGCGGCACTTGGCCAATTGATATTCTTGGCCGCTATCTGGCTAACAAATTGAAAGCACTTATCACCTGGATGTAGGCGCTGCTGTTCTGCGTCCGTATATAAAGAGGTTATGTTTCTGTCCCAGTCTGCCAATTCGTCTTTTACCTGAATATTAATAGTAGGCTCCTCTCCGTCATTAATGCTGGCTGGCTGCATCTTCCCTTTAAAATATTGCCATGGCCCCGCATCCTGTACCGACTCAATAATATTTTGAGCGTCATCTGTTAGGCACTGCCAACACTCTACACCCCTGTTTAATGTTGGTTCACTCAAAAATGTAGCCAATAAAACCGTATCCGCTGAGCCGATAACAATGTCATATTCTGCGGGGTCTAACTTATCGCTTTCCATCACCGTGCCAACTGACCCTACCGCCCCCTGATATACGTAATCATTGCCTTTCCACGTTTTACCGTTTGGAATAGTCGTAAAGTATCGCGTACCTGAATCAAAAGCAAAACTAAGTAGGTAATGGCGCTGGCCAATGTTGCCCGACATAAACGCACTAATAACATCAGGGTCAAATACTACGGCCATTTAAAATGCCTCCTTTATTGCTAGCGTTGCATTGTAAATAACTGGGCCAGACACCTGAAAAGAGGCTTGCTCATCGTCTTCTAATTTGGCAATCATGTAAGGTTTTTCTACCTCAATCACCGCTGAATCAGGAGGTGATTTTCTAAGTGGCGGGGCAATTTGCAGAGTGGCAGAGCCATCAACCACAGCGGGCCAATAATCTTCATAGGCTGCTAGAAGTTCTGGCGAGTAGATTTTTATGTGATCTATGTCGAAATTGCTTGTATTGTCATTGCCAAAATCTAGGCGCAAACTTTGAATATTACCGTGTGTACCGTTCCACTGTTCATTAGCTGAAAGGTCGAGAACGGTTGTATAAAAACCGTCAACGTCTGGCCCTGTTGTAACTCCCTCCGAATCTAAAACTACACGCCGCTCACTACTGAAGTTGCCACTGTCATTACTCCAGAACATTTGAATTGATGCTACGCCACTATTACGCTTCCACTTAATTTCTGTAGTGGTATGGACTCCCCCATCAAAATCATAACTCCCCCTAATAATTTGAGGGTCTCCGTTGGTTGCAACATAAGACAGCACTCCCCCTGCAACTGTCAGTGTTGCCCCACTGCCTGTCCAATTTCCTACGGTGTTAGCCTCACTTACATCATCAAACTCGTTGTAACTTGCATAAGGGTATTCTAGGGGGTTTTTACCGAAGAAAGCGGCTTGTACATAGGCTTGAGTCCCAACTTCAGGAGTCCCAAATGAGTCATCATCCCAAAAAATAATCCTATTACCCATATCTGCCGCATCCCTTGCGACTGCGGTTTTCATCTCAATCAGCAGAAAACCGCTAGCTAATTCGGTAGTCTTAACCTCGCTGTTTTCTGTTGATGTAATAGCACCAGTTAAAGCGCTAACTCTTGTTGATTGGTATATTCCATGCTCGTCTTGGATAAGGAAGTTTAAGATCAACTCCGCCTCAGCATGTACCTGTTTAATTACTATAGCTGCATAAACATACTCACCATTCACTACTGCCATGTTGTTTACCCCAATAGTCCTGCATGGGTCAAACTGGTCGGCTGTTAACTGCTCAGCTAAACCTACAACAGATTCACCGCTAGGGTTTTGCATGGTTACATTCGTGATAGCCCCGCTTGTAGAGGTTGCACCATACCACCCGCTAGGATCAAACGGGCTAGATATATAATTGGTCACACTGGGATAACTAACAACCGAATAAGCATCAGCATCAGCCAAAACCATTTTTAGCTCGCCATTTACTGTTAGGTAATCACCCGCAAGAACTGTATTTACCTGCGGATAATCCCAGCCTTTTGTTGTCAGCGTATCACCTAATTGATTGGCACCATTAACAACGGGCGCACCCAATAACGCGCCACCCTGGTTTAAATCTGGCGGGGTGAAATTAAAGCGACCCGTTTGGCCTTTCAGCCCTAAGACAAATGCGCGCAGCTTTCTAGCGTCTGCGCCTTCTTTATTTGTGTATGTAGCAACGCCCTGCCATTGAGCACCCGACAGGCTAGCTGTTTGAATTGCCCTCGTTAATGGGCTTTCATAGCTCTGAGTGTTATGTTTAAGCGTGAAACTGTAATTACTCGCCCCAATATCTGGAAAATCTGCCATTATCTACGCCCTGCTACCCGTGAAGTGTGCCCGCCTTTGCGAACTGCCTCATTATACGCTTTTACGCTCATGGATGTTATAGCGGGGGCCATTCTCATAACCTCGGCTTGTACGGTTGCCGCTACGCCTGTGCTTATCTGGTAAACATTGGTTACTTGAACAGGTTGTGAGCCACCTAAACCCGCCGTTGGTGTTGCGTGTGCGTTACGGTTGCCCATGGTTACAAGCTCTGGGCCTCGCTCACCAACTAAGAACGAGCCACCAGCCCGCATTTGCCCGCCGTTTACCCTTGGCTGATATTCTTGGGATTGTATCTGAGCCACGTTCACAGCTGTAACACCTGCAATGGTAGCCGCCAAAGCAGGGCCTAGAAACGGGCCTCCCTCTGCAAACGCTTTCATTCCCGCCATAGTCCCCGCAATAATTGTTTGAGCGCTGGCCAAATCCTTGTAATTCTCAAATTGATCTTTGCCGCCTGCCTTGGCAATGCTTGCAAGATTACCAAATAGTTGCCCCGCCCCCATCATTTGCGCCGCCGCGCTTGCTTGCTCTAGCTTCTCACGGTCTTCTATGGCCTTCTTCGCTATCGCTGTGCGTTCTGATTCAAATAGCGCAGTGTTCGCCAGTGTAGCTGCGTTAGCTTCGGCCTCGTTTGCTGCTGAGCTTTGTCTGTGAGCCTCAATAATTTCTTGACGTTTGCCATATTCGCGCATGGCTTTGTCTATGGGGCTTTCACCTTTGGCCTCCATTGATTCAACGGTTCGACCAAATCGAGCAGCGTTTAATTCACGCTCTTTTTCTATCTGCTTAGTGGTGCCGTCCAGTATTCTTTTTCTGGCCTGCTCTTCCTTGCCCAGCTCCACCTCTGTTGTAGATATTTGGGCGGTTAGCTTTATCAGCTCTTCTCTAGCGTCCTTTGCCTTTTCATCTAGCGAGTCAACCCAGAACAAGCCAACACTGGTGTCTTTTCCTGCGGCAGACTGGTGCTCTATTGCTTGCGTTAGTGAGTAAACTTCATCTTTAGCCTCAACCTCTTTTTTTCTCATGTCTTCTAGTTTGTCGGTCATATCCTCAATACGCTTGCCCGACTCTAGCAAAACAAATGCCTTTTGGGCCTCAGTCAACGCAGTAACGCCACCAGTTAATTCATCCATGCGCTCTAGCAAGTCTTCCGACTTCTCTTCAACAAGGCCAAACTGGTTATATAAAAACCCCCCTGCAATCGAACCAAGGGCGATAAACGCACCCATGATAGCGCCACCAGGCCCAAATGCCCCCGCCAACTGCGAACCCTGCTGTCCAAATGCTACAAAGGCCGATGTTCCGCCCTGTATTTGAACGGCCATATCCTGAATCTGATAACCCGCTTGCTGTGCACGACTACGCATAACAGACATACGCTTGGCTGCTATATCCGCGCTATTGCCCACCGCCTTTAATGGAGCCTTAGCCCTACCAGCCGCCTTTGCCACCGCATTCGTTGCTGTCTCAGCTTTCCCGCCTGCTTGCGCTAAATCGTCTAAATCATCAGCCGCCTTAGCGATCGGTCGAGAATCTGCATTTAGTTGGATCGTGGCAATGTCAGTCATTAGACAACCTGTGTATATCTGTTAATAAATCCACCTGATTAGGTGTTAGTTTGTACCCAGTCATTTCACAATAAGCCTGTAATTCTGCTAGTGTGAAATTCCCGCTTAATCTGCAATAAATACCCCAAAGAAGTTGAGACTCTTCAGGGCATTCAATTTTGTTATCTAGTTGTTGTTGTGCGTTTGAATTTGGGCCTAATTGCCTTGCAGCATCTTGCAACACTGCGCGGCGATTAGCTTTAGACCCTTCATCATACCCGCTTAAATGTATTTCACTTTCTGCAAAGTCTAGTGTTTCAGCCCTTTGCCTTGCATAAAATTTACAGAATTGTGAACCGCCAAATCGACTTGCTTGCGAACACTAGGCACAGCCTTATAAATCTTGAGCACAGTGGCGGGCGAACATTTAATATTCTTCTTGTCTTCATAATCAACATTAACCCAGTCTTTAGTGACAGCAGCTAACAATAGATTGCCGTCCTCTTCAGTGGATTTACCTTTGAATACCTTGGCTTGCGCTGCTCTGTATTCTTTGGTGTCAGACCCGTAAACCGTGATGATAATATCAGAAGGCTTGCCAGTTTTAGGGTCATGAATAACCACGTCAAAAGTATCTGACTGTGTGAAGGGTGTTAAATCCATTATGCAGGGTTCCGTTCAATTGCAATGTTGGTAGCCAGTGTTGTGTCATGCGTGGCTGTAATCTCATACGATTGAGTAATTACGCCTTTATCACTGACTGGAATATCTGCGCTGGTGTACTTAACACGGGGCAAGGTAATTTTTAGCTCGTTCCCAGCAGGGTCAAGCATAACCATGTCGATGGCAAAGTAGGTGCCCGCACTGAACAATGTATAAGCTGCCATGTCATCAAACACAATCGAGATATTGCCCGTCACGTCATTAGTTGTGACTACTTGGCCATCGGATACATTAGAGCCAATGCAGAACTGGGCTTCATTCCCACGGTCAACACTAATACTTGCGGATGTTACACAGGCATTAGTTACACCGTTAATATCAAACGACCCTTGAAACGCATTCATAGGTTCAACAGTCACAGGGTCGGCATAGGTTGCGCCTGCAATAGCCGTGGTTGCCGCCACTTGGTTCATGCCCACTACATTCAAATCAACAGTGGTTATTGCGTTTGAATCACGGTTAATTGTGAAGCCGCTAAACTGAATGCCCTCATTACGAAAGTATAAAGTTTTATCTGCGTGGAATCGCTCAAGGGTAAAGCTGCGGGTAGTCGTGCCAGAAATTAGTCGATCAATACCAGCAGAAGGAACGCCAGTGTCCCAAGTGCCACCTAAAGCCGCTTCCAGTGCAAAATCTAATTCACCATAACGCAAAGACGAGGGAATACTGCCCCCTACTTGACGGTTGCCGCTAATAACATCAGTCAATTGACCATCCTGGCGGATTGTTTCATCCGTGATTGTATCGGTGGTTAAACCAATGCTCTCGGATGTGAAATTCAATATCTGAAAACTAGGTGTTGCTGGCGTTGTACCTGCAACGGTTTCTAGTACCCAAGCCTCTCGGACGTTTGCGCCTGTTGCTGCCATTTAGGTTCTCCGTATGATAGCGTAATAATTTATGGTTAAAACTGCTTGATACCAGCCGCCATCATTCATTGCA